TCTTGAACTTCTTGGTAACCATTCTTAGCTTTTAGAGAACCCATACCACGAGTTGATACACCAAGCTGTGCACCCTCATCGATAAGATTTTTTACAATCTTTCCCATTGGGGTATCTAAAACTTTAGCTTTACCATAGATGTTTTGACCATCTTCATGAAGTTCTTTGACAATATGGGATACTCGGTCAAGATTGACTGTTGGGCCAGTTGGATGATTCAATTCACCCAATGCACGACCTTTGTCAACATACTCATTGATATAACGCTTGCACTCTTTTAATAAAGTGCCTTGTGGATATATGCGGCCATTGCGGTTTTTTACGCCAGATTGCATGAAGACACCTTCAATGAAGTAGGTCTTTTCACCATTTCCTACATTCTCTTTGATGTACTTGATGTCTTCTGTTAGTTCCGTGATTAGCTTCATTCTTGTTCTTTCTTGCCTAAAATGGTTTTGGCAACAGTTTTGTACTGTTCTTGTAGACGTTGCCCTACCTTGTTATAAAGAACCTTTGAGGTTTCATTTTTAAAGGATACGGCGTTTTCTTGTACTACATTTTTGATCATTTGGCGGATGTTGTTTTTCATATTAAATTTTTTACTTTCTGTGAAAATGTTAGATGTTGTTTTAAAGCTTCTTCATTTGTTAAAATCTCTGATACCATTTTTTGTCTATTTTCAGGACTCAAAGATTCAAAAAGTTTTTTTAACAAAACTACATCAGACTCTGAGATATTTATACTAAAACCATTTTTAAATTTATGTATCCCTGGATTAAAATTTTCTGTGAAATCAATAAATTCTTTTAATTCAATAGAATCAGGCGTCTGTTCTTCAGTATACAATAACTTTTTAGATACATTATTTTTGACTTGCAAAAAGCTTTCATGAAGTTTTATTGCCAAAGCTTGAGTTAAATTTTGTTTAAAAAATTTCTCATTTTTGGATAACAATCCTTCAATACTGTTTTTTAATAGTGTAGTAGTGATATTTTTCATATTACTGAGGCTGGCCTTCTTGGGCTTGTGCGGCTTGCTGTGCAGCCATTGCTGCCTGCTCCTGTGCTATTCGTTGTCTGTCAATCTGCATTTGTTTTTCTAGTTCAATCAGATCTTCAGGCAAATATTTCAAGATATTGGTTTTTACATAATCTGTAGAGAAATATTTACCAATGTATGGCTCAACAAAAGAAAGCATCTTTATACGCTCTGAAAGAATTTCTGCTTCTTTTAGATCCCAGAAATAGTTGTCGGTGTTGAAAACTACTTTGATATCTGTTTTGAGCTGTCTCCAATCCTCGTCTGTCATTACTCCTTTAAGGAGCAACTGAACTCTGAGTGTATCCAAGAATAATTTGGAGAACTGAAATCTTAATCTGTCAATAAACTTATAGAATTTAATTTCTTCACGAGTGATCTCAGTAGATCTACCCATGTTGAAACCATTGCTTTCTGGAGTCAAGCGGCTTAGTGGTACATTGAGGGCACCATAAAGTTTCTTTTTGAAGTACTCGGCATCTTCAATTTGGGAAAGAGATTGTGCTCCCGGCAAAGTGGTGATCTCTGTACCACGTGATCCTTCACGGCGAGGTAACCAATAGTCTTCCAGAACAGACATGAATTTGCGCTCATCTCTGATTTCACCAGTATCTTGGTTATAAATTAACCGAGTGCGGAAACGGCTCATCATATCACGCATATATTGTTCGGCTTTTTGTTTTGGAAGCTGACCAACGTCTACGTAAAATACTCTTCTTTCTGGGGCACGGGCAATTCTATAAACAAGCAATGCATCTTCCATTTGACGCAACATGTTTAATGGTCTGATTGCTTTATGCAAATAACCCAAAACTCGCTTGCTGTTTAGATCTACCAATCCAGATGGAACATAAACAACGCTATCCAAAGATAGATGGAGACCTTGTGGTCCAGTCATGATATAAGATTCTTTATCTGTATTTGTATACACATAAAATTCTTCAATATCTTTGACTAACTGAACAGGAGTTCCGTTTGTTCCCTTGTCCATTTCTTTTTTGAGCTTACGGATTTTTTTAATCTTTAATGGATCAATTGGAATGATTTCCTGAATACCTTCCATTGGTAAGTCTTTATCAATTACAAGATTATAATAAATCTTGGAATCAATATACCAACGACGAAAGGTTTCATAAGATCTGTGATTAAAATCTAACAGATGTAAAACCGTTTCAAATTCTTTGTATATTTTTGTTTTAATATTTTCTGAAATGTTGCAATTCGATAAATCTAATTTTACTGGCTTGTGATCGGTGCCGGGAACAATTGCAGCATTTACAATTTCATCAATAGCATTATCTAGTTCTGGATATACCGACATATTACGATACTGAATAACAGACTGTTGTTCATCACGCATTGTTGCAGCGTAATCCAGAGCAGTTCCAAAAAATCCACCAGCTTCAACAGTTACAGTACCATCAAACATCTCTGGAGCAGCAAATGCTTGTACCGCTTGCTCTCGGGCATCAGCCTTTGTTGGCTGTTTTTTTCCAAACTGAAATCCAAATATATCAATTTCCATATTTCACCTTAGTTTCTTCTTGTAACATTAGTTATCTCAATATAATCAAAAACAATGATAACGTTAAAACTATTTAACGTGTTTGGATTACCCATGTTTAGGTTTATTGGTTGAATTCCTGCAGGCCAGCAGCCGTACAATTTATATTCTTTTAAAACAGAATTTGGACCATCTTCACCATTTAAATTTAAATGTTGTATTTTCCAATTATCCGCTTTATATCTTTTTGGAAGTGTGGAAGATTTATTGGTATCGTGGTTGTTTATAAGATCTTGCCACTTTTGAATTCTTCCCCAAATATTATTTGATCCAGTATCATCCCACGCCGTGAAAGACCATGTACCGTAATCTTTTTCACCAGGATAATGATATTTTCTACCAAAATGATCATAGCTTATAGTCTTGGAGGCTGCGTTAGGTACTGTAGCTGCTCTTACATGATAATCCGTAAATTTTCCACCTGTGGGAAAACTACCGATTATTTTAAATCGGTTAGATCGTGATCCTCCAAAGAAATTTGTTTTAAAATCTATGAGCATAGTTTAGCTATTATAATTGTCTTGAATTCTAAGATAATCGAAGGTAAGTGTTGCACTAAAACCAACAAAGCCAACTTCACCCATATTAAGATTAATTTCTCCGACAACCGATGGCCAGCATTTATAAAGAGTAATTGTTTTTATAGGATTTCCGTTTAAATCCAATTGTTTTATTTGCCAAGTTGTTTGAAGAGTTTTATAAGAATAATCATTTCTAATAACTTTGTGGGTATAATGGCCGTCCATTTGCTCCGACCAAGTGTGTAATGCTTTCCATATATTTTTGGTATTATTATCGTCGTAAATGCCTATAGCCCAAGTACTATAAATTCTATCCCCAGCATATGTAATCATTCTTCCACGGTATGGGACAGATATTGTATTAATCTGTGTAGCAGGCAAAGATGCGGATACCATTTTAAATGCCGCATCATTTTTATCAATACTAATTCCATTTGGCCACTTTGGCATCACCACGAACCTATTGGCACGAGTTCCACCATTAAAACCATCTTTAAAATTAATTATTGAATTTTTTGATGCCATTATTGTGTTAGGGTTATATCGATTATGAAGCTATCAATGCTGAGAATTGGCTTGATTATTACTTGAACCGTCAAGTTTGATGAATTATCAGTATTATTAGATGCGTCGCATATAATTTGAGTTTTTGTGCTATCAATATATGGAGTAAATGGATCTATTGCAGTATCTATTTCAGAAGTAATTTGTGCACGGGTGGCGGCATTATTTACATCAAATAGGTATTTCAATGCAATGTCATTAATAGCTTGCGCTAAAGCTGAACGAAGTCTTGATGGGCCTATTCTTTCGTCAGATGATACTACACCAGAATTGTTTGCAGTAGCTCCAACAACATCTGATCCTAAAAATTTAGGATTAAAGTTTACAAAGAAATTGACTCTATTATTTCTTAAAACCGTTTTTAAATTATCAAACCAATCAATAGAATTTGATACATTTCCATTTAATACAGTTGCTCTATCTATACCAGCTACAGTCAAATACTCTTCATTTCGATTTAAAGCTCTGGTAAAGAATCCACCTACATCAGAAACTGCTGGCAAGGTATATGTGATTTTGCTAGTGCTTAATAACGAAGTTGTATCTAGATCTGTTACAGTTTTTAAACCACAAACATTGAATATTCTGTTGGCAACTTGTGTTCCGGTGACATAGGCAGACGATCCAAACAAAGTTGCATAGTTTGCCATAGTATAACCAGCTCCCGTAACTCCCGAACTATCGGCAACGCTTGGGAATATACCTACAGTATATGGTTGATCTATGAGCCATTGGCATAATGTGGTTCCTGCTTGTTGGCCAATTACTATATCAAAATAATTTTGCTCATCTATAATATATTGGTCCAATCCAGCTGCAGATCCAGACAAAACCAAAGAACCACCGTAAGCCATATAATTTATGGCAAACAACATATCTGTACCAGCAGCCAATGGTGTTAGACGAACAGAGTTATTTTCTACTCCGGCAGTTTGAAAAAATCCAAATGTTCCACCTGCACCGGGATCTGATACCAGACATGCCGTAACTCCACCTAATGAATTTAAATCTCCGATAAAATCTTGTGGTGTGGTATAAACAATATATTTGTCTAAAGTAGTACCTTTTGCGGGGGTTCCAGATCCAGTATTTCCCCATGTTCTGGACCTTGAGTATATAAGCCACCCAAACAATCCACCGGGATCATTGCCAGCAGCACCAGAAATACCATTAAATGTCAAACCGCTGTTGTATGTATTTCCGGCGATCATACCAGCTACTAGGGTATTAGTAGTGCTTTCTGTCGAATATTGGTTAGAGCTTATAAAGGAGCTGAGTGATGGCATTTAATTTCCTTTTTCTGTCAAAATATTTAGCATTCTTACGAAGGATACCAAACGACACCGTTTTCTACAAACTCACCATCATCTTCATCATTATTTTGATTTGGAGCAAATAAAACATTATCATCTTCTGGTTTTATAGCTTCTTCATAGTTAAATTTTGACTGTTCTATAAGATCTGCAAAGTATTCTTGTCGAGTTAACCAAGCAAAAAATACCAAAGTCATAACTAAATCGTCATTTTGTCCATCTTCAGCTTTATATGTATTTGATTTGGAGACAAATGACATCAATTCTGTTATAATTCTATCATCATTTAACAAAATTTTATTTTCTTCTACTAATCGCTTTAATATAGCACAACCAATTTTTTTGGTTTGTGCGGTAGTACGTATACCCATTTCATTTTTTCCAATACCACCAAATCCCTGAGATAAAACTTGACCTTTTCTTCCCATAACTTTAGTCATCAATACATTTTCATATTCTAAATCTGTATGAAGTATGTTGGAAACCTGACCTCCCAGATCATTTGTCTCAATTAAAACATAAGCATTATTATATGCTTTAGCAACATTTTGTATAACTGTTGGAAAATTAAAAGGACTTATAGTATTGTTTCTATAACTACAAACAACCTTATAAGGGGTACTTGAGCCTTCAATTACAGTAAATGCTGAGTAATCTGAACCCTGTCCTCTAGAAACATCTGCTTGTAAAAAATAAGTTTTATCTTTTTGAGGGGTTTCATATACTCTATGCCCTTCGGCATTTTCAGATATTGGTTCTTCTGGTGCCAATACATTTAATTTGGTGGAAGAAATAAGAGTATTAGAAGACCCTAAAAAGCTACATCCATATTCTTGCTCAAATTGTTCCGGGCTTGTGTTGGCTATCTGTTCTTCAGCCCACACATCATCTCTTTTAGGACCACCGGGAGTAATTGGAACATCTCTCCAGCTTACTTCTACTGGGATAAATCTGTTTTTTAATTTATGGCCTTCTTGTCTGTTTGCATCTACCCAAAGTTTATGAAAATGGTTCATTCCATTTGGGGTTGAAACAATAATAAGTTTTGTAGTTAAACCTGCTGAAATAGTTGGATAAGTAGATGAATAGAATTCTTCTGCAATATGCGATGGCAAGAACGCGTATTCGTCCAATAAAAGTAAGTTATAAGAACCACCACGGATTGCTGAAGACGATGTTGCATCACATACCACTCTAGACCCGTTTTCCAGTTTAAAACTCGTCTTATTCCATTCTACCACGCCTTGTTGAAGAAATTGTGGAAGATTTTCATAAGCCAGCTGTAGTTTGGCAAATAATTCGTCTTTAGCAGTTTTTAATTTGTTTGCCAAAATAGCTACGTTAACACTTTGATTAAATGTAACATAATGACATATATAACCAATTACTGAAGTTGATTTACCAGATTGGCGAGGCCATTTAGAAATAACAAATCTATTTTTATGTATTTCTCTGACAAATCTTTCTTGATAATCATATAATTTAAACGGCATTACACCTTTATCAAGTGTTTTTACTTTTACATATTTACTGCAAAAATATACTGGATCATTTGCACATTTAACATATTCTTCCAGTTGTTCTTTTGTATAAGGTATTTCAACGCCAGGAGGTTTTAACTTTGGGTTGTTTCTGTAACCTTGATTATTATTGTTTTGACTCACTATCAATTACCTCTGCATCCATCACTTTATCCGTACTTCTATCTTTATTTAATAGATTCTGCAGATCTTTGGTTGAACCAACAAAAACAGAATTGTTTGTTTGCGTAACTTTTGTCGTAGTAGATGAAGTTGTATCTTTTGCTTTTTTGTGCACATCCAAAACATTGTTGTTAAGGTCTGCCATAGTTTTTAATAAAATAGCTACCACTTCAAATGCTCTCGGTGAATCCGATTCAGTGGCAACTTTTAATGCAGCTTCAAGTGCTACATTACCATTACCAATCAAATCTTTTAGATTTGATTGTACGGTTGCATAATCTTTTTGAAAAGAAGAAGAATCAAATGTTCCACCAGAAATTACTTTATCTTTTGGCGTTTCTGCAACTTCATTTAAATTAAATAACTTTGATAAATTTTTATTCATATACTCAATCTATTATTACAATATTTGATGATGTAATTCCTGTGACAGATTTAATTTCACCAAATATCCACGATTTGGCCAAAAACTGAAATGAGGCTATATTCAGCCTACGGCTTGATAAATCACCTTCGTATTTTTCAGTCAAATTATTACTTACCATTATAATTGGTATCTGTAAATTTGTCTGTGCCGCATTCATATTTAAAGTGATTATATGTTCGGGAACAAAGAATGGCATTATTTGTTCTATAATCTGTAACATGTCATCTGTGTGTCTTGTGTAAACATACAAATTAAAAGATACATTTACGGGTATTTGGCTTGATATAGCACTTCCTACTGGACCACATGGTGGAGCTCCAACATTATTAGGCTGTACCTTTCTGCCCAATCGTCTAGACGCATCCGATACAATACTATTCATTGAAAAACTTATAATCGGAAGTTGTGTTTCAATACGAGTTCCCGGTGTAATAGAAGAAGGCTGCAATAGTCTTTGAATAAATTTTTCTTGAGGTGCATAATGAATAGGCACTCTTATATTCTGTGCACTAGATGTATCTGGATCAATATGAGCAACTTCTATATTGCTAAACAATGATCCAAAACCAACTACTAGTTTTCTCAAATTTTCATTGTAAAAATAACCAAACATTTTTATGAGCCTCCTGTGCAGCCGTCTTCACTGAATGGATCATTGGGATTAAATCCATATGAATTACCTTCTGTCTGTAATTGATCATTTACTCCCAATGTTATGCCCAAATTATTTGCAATTGGTATAATTACCGATCCAGAAAGTCCTGCTGTAGTTGATGTATATGGGGAATTGATATCCTTATTCAAAGTCTGAATCTTTTCATAGCTGTATGTGAAGAGTTCCGCGGTTATCTGATACGAATAAAGTTTACCCAAAGGATAAAGGGGATTTTCATGTTCGACAAAATTAATTTCAAATAATGATTTTGATAAAGGAAAATAAATTAAATCTCCTTCTCTTGGTCTTGTTATGGTGCTATCGATAGCCGTAACTTCATCTCTAAATCTGCGTCTAGCCATTAATAAAGAAATTTTGTCTTTAATCTCTAATCCAAATTGAGTTATAACATCCGTACCATCAAATCCTTTATAGGACTGTATATACATTTCTATTGTATAGATCTTTTCAAAAGAAGAAGATGGGTCTTCACCAAATATTTTATCAATGTTAAAATATTTTCTAGGAACATAGAAACAATCCTGACCCACTCCTTGGATTAATTCTACCGTCAAATCTTCGATTAAACGTTGTTCTGTTACAACAGAAGTGGTATTGATGTATGGATTTGTTGCCATGTTATCCGATCATTGGATCAACTGGAAGTTCTTGAGTCTTCAACAGCATTTGTTCTATTACTTCTAATTCTTTGACGGCATCTTGCATTATTGCTGCAGCATTTAGTGATGCACCACCAGGCAATGGCATTCCTGTAAACTTTATTAAGTTTTGCGCCCATTGTTTTTTAAGTAATGCCGTATAATGCCTTTGGAAGATGCGATCATCCCATGCCTTTATATAATAATCTGGATTAACTTGAACATATGCTTCGACCATAAGAAAATTTATATGGTCCATTCTAGAATCTTTTACTTCTAAAAATAATCTATTTGTTGTTTTTGTATATGTAAATGATACAGGATAATTAAACACATCATTTATTAAACTAAGGTACTGCATACTTTCCATATATGAAGCCATTGGTCCTTGTGATAGACCACCTTGGTTAAAATATAAACCAAAGAAATCAAATAGTGTCATTTGATATCTCAAATCAAACATATAATCGCCAACGGTACTATTTGGACTATAAACCTGACTAATGGTTCGAATGTCAGATGCAGCTGGCCAGTATGCAGTGCTTCCGCTTGTACTTGAAGTTACGCCTTGAGCTCCAACTGCGTATCCAAATTTTGTTACATCAAAATATTTGCCAGTTATATTATCTTGTGTAATCGGAACAACAAACTGTGCACGTTGATTAAAGTCAAAATGACGTTCATGCATATACTCCAAAGATTCATCTAAACGATCTTCAGCTTGTTGAGGATCTATGTTTATTTGAAGTACTGGGGCACCCAGTTTTCTAAATGCATAATTGATAAAATCCTGTCGGGTGGTTATAGCCATACAAATATTTATGTATTCTCTATTATTTTATTTACTTGATCTATAATTCTCTCTTTTTCTTCACTTGCTCCCAATGTAACTTGAATATATTGTAAGTTTTCAGGATCTATTTGTTCTATTTGTTCTTTTCTATCTCTTATTTCGGCTGGTTTATGATTTGGATCATAATTACTAAATCCTGGCATTTTAAGTGGACAATTTAATACAGGATAATCTAATTTTGAATATTCTTCATTATTTTGCATCAACCAAGTATGCTTTTTGTCACCGCAGCCACATTTATTACAAAAATATTTTTGTGGTTCAACTGAACTTTCTTTTAAATAAGGACAAGGGGTATTGACTTCCAAACCACCAAAACAAGACAAAACTCTGAGTTGTTTTGTTTGTAAGTCAGTTTTTTTGTTTCCCAATCCTCTGGATGCCAACGATGCCGCAAACATTATCATCTTATTAAACATAAATTATATCACCTTATAATCTATTACAATTCCTGCTGGTATTACGTGTTGTTCTAAGAACGTTTTATAGTTTTGTAAAGTATCGTATTTGGAGCTTGTTACAGATATTTGTATATTTGAATATGTTGTTGTCGTAACATACACTTCTGTAATTCCAAAACCAAGTAAAGCACAGATCAAATATTTTATAGCTGGAGGAGTTCCTTTGATATTAAAATAATTTTCATCTGCTTTTATAGAAAATATTCTTAAATTTGGTAAAATAGAACTTAATTGAGATGAAGATAAATTGGCGTTTGGAAAATAAAAATCAAATAAAGCTTCTAAAAATAAAGAGT